TTTCGTATTTCTTTTTTTCAAGATCAAATAATTTATCAAAATAATTTGCAATGTGTGGGCTGTGCTTTCTAGATAACATTCTAGATGCAACAGATCCATAATCTTTTTCGTTAGTACAAACATAACCTGCACGTTTCAACGCTTCAGCTTGTGTAATAGAACCCCAATCTTTAACATATATTTCAACAAACATTTTTTGTTTTGGAGTTAAATCTAATTCAGTTCTTAATGATTTTTTTTTAAGTCCACCAGGCATTACTTTCTACCTTTGGGTTTTTGAATTTTACTTTTAATGAAGTATTTTATATCACCTTTTGCAGCTTCTCTTGATTGTGCTTTTATGTTTTTACTAGGCTGAGCTTCCATCATTTGTTTAATGGTTTTACCACCACCTCTATAATAAGATTTAGCAGCTTTAAGCACTTCCTTACCTAATGAGTTTATTAATAGAAATTTCTTATACATAATTATCGCCTTATTTCTTCTTTATCCCATAATAACAACAGGAACAACACAAAGCTATACGTCAAGGTTATGCATCCCAAAGATATTAAAAGATCAATGAACATTAATTTTCTACTATATAGATTATTCTACCCTAATGTAATAGTCCTAAAAAGTTTCGATAACGTTCCCGCAAGAGTGGTGTATCCGGGATACACCATAGATACACCATAGATACACCACTAAAATTGATTAAAACCATTGGTATTATTGACTAATAGAACATTAGATACACCAGATACACCTCTTTTACCCCCTGAGCACTTTTCTTTTTCAATCACTCTAGATAATCTATATAGTAGAAATTTATCCATTGCCCGGTGGCCGGTATTCTGTTACAGTTGACCTGTGTTTTCTAACACTTATAAACTTTGGTTAATTACTTCTGGGGGTTTAACATTAATTGCTCTCTGGTTTTTCCCCCCAGGAGTTATATTCATTCATCCCCCATGACTAGTCCTCTAATCTTTTTAAATTCTCTTTTAAAATAAGTTTCTTAATAATCCTTCTTTTCTCCTTACTCCCACATTCTCGATACATCTTATATAAATCTCGATACCGAATCCAGGATACTTGGATTTTACTAAAATGGACTTTACCCTCATCTACCATCTTCATATATTCTCCTCTAACAAAGTCAGGATCCATGTCAGCACCCCAACATACATCCTGAAAATCTACACTATTACTTACAAACCATTTATGAGAATCATGTTTATGATAAGTATCTTTTTTAAAAACAGATGTGTTTACTGCGTCCTCCAATGCCTGCACCAGTATAGCCTGAAACAACCTTTGTTCTGCAAAAGCCTTAGGTTTTATAATTTCAAGGCTCAATTTAATGCCCAAAAATTTTAGTAAGTTCGGAGCACAGTTCATACGCTTTTCTCTTATCTAAAGGAGTAATTTTACGCTTACGGCCTCGACCTCTTGCAGGAGTTCTCATATATACATCAAAATATAAATCCCACATACGCTCAAGATAAAACATCCGGTCTTCACCGGTCATAATCTCCATCAATATTTTAGATTCTCTAATTAATCTTTTTTGAGTCGTATCCATTTGCATAACCACGATGCGGGAAAAGATATGGATGTAGTAATGACACCGTGGTTAAGCATTTTTAACAACCAGACTAATGCCTTTAGCTTTCGCTGCAGCTTTACGTCCTGATCGCCATCTATCCTCGATCTTGTCGAGAAAAGAAAGACTGAAATTTCCTAAACCAAAGTCATTTCCACAATACAATTGAAACATTAAACTAGTTAACTCATCATAAGTTTTCTTGTTTGGACACACCATCACTAGCTTATCCAACGCCTGGTTCAATGCTTCTTCACTACTTTTCTTCATAGCTTTACCCACAAAAATATCCTTTTATTAAAGTTAAATTTGAGTGTTAATTGTTAAGTGAAAATAAAGTGTTTTGAAAGCCCCACTTATTTCATTTAGGCTTAGGAATACACCTTAATTATTATGTGATTTTAGGTTTGATTGCAAGTTTAAACTGCCCAGGTAACAAATGAGTATCTAGTGCCCTTAGTTATTAAATTAACTTGATGTTGATAAATAAAATTAGATGGAAATATGAGCAAATCACCTTGCTTTAAATTTACTTCATATTCATTATTAAATACAAATTGACCATCTTGAAAATTGTCATTTAGTAGTCCTACCATTGATAAAATAGGTATACCCTTAATTTTACCATCAAAAAGATTATGTATATGGTCCACATGTGGTTCCATTTTTGTATTTACTTCATATTTATTAAATCGAATAGGCATATGACCTTTTAATTGAAATAAATTAAAAGAATCTTGATATTCCTTAAAAAAATTTTTAACTATATTATTTAATTCATTTAACAAATCACAATCAGGTGTAGTAAATAGAACTTCTAATTCATGTTCATTGTTAGAATGTACCTTTTCGCCATATTGATTAGCCCAGGAATGTTTAGAAAATTTTTTATTTTCAGCGAATTCTATAATTTTATTACAGTAATCCTTAGGAATTTTATTTTTTATTTTTATGTAATCGTTAATTTTTTTCATATAAAAAAAGGGTCACTCTCGCGACCCTTTTTCAACACTTAGGTTAGTAAGTGTTTATTATTACTTCAAGAGTTTCTTTCCTTGAGTCAATAAATTTTCTTTCATTTTAGGTTCAGCAACACCTTCTTTTTTGGCTATCTTTTTTATTGTGTCAGATACCATTTTTTTAATCATGTTGCCTGGGTTTCTAAGGCCATTCGCACCCATGGCCCTAATAATTGTGTATGATTCTATATCAACAGCAATTGACTTCCATTTATTTACGTCCATTGTTTCTCCTATTTCTCTTGATACTCTTTAGATTTATAAAACTCAACTAAATTTATTTTATTTTTTTGAGTTAGGCCTGCGTTATATATTCTTTCAATGATAGCAATATAATCAGCAGTTGATGTACCTGTTAAAAACCAAGAAGATTTACTTTTACAAGCAATTTTAAATCTTCTGTGATCAAACTTAGGGTGTTTGTCAGCTACAATATAAGACACCACCATAGAACGTTTAAATCTTTTGTTCTTGGTAGACTCCATACCATAGAAGTATTTTTTAAGTTGCATCAATTGAGATCCAATACGATCTGCATGCTCAATACCTCCTGCAGGAATAACAAACCTTCCTGTTTTAAAATCATTACTGATTCTTGACCACA